ATAAATTATCCCTCCATCATATTTTCAAATCTGTCTTTCTACTTCACTTCTGGATATTTTTCGTGATCAACCTTGCACTTAAACGTCTCCTCAGTGTTTCACGCAATGCCTATGTACAAAACAATCTGTCCTTCTCTTTGTTCTGGACCACTCTGTCTCATCATCCTCTGGATCCATCACTTCGCCACAGACTACACAGCGAGGATGATCCCCACCGTGTTTCTCTCTGGTCTTCTTGTATGCGTTCATTGCTGTCCTGTTATTTTTAATCATTGTCTTTCTTCCCCACCCTGCATCATAGATCTCAC